ACTAAAGTAAATTATCAACCAATTAACACTGTTCAAGAATTTAGAACATCAGTTACTACATTAACTAACAAAATGCAAGAAATCAAAAGAATCGGTGGTAAAACTCCAAAAGTCATGATGATTCTTGATTCTGCTGGTAACTTAGCAACACAAAAAGAAATTGATGATGCACGATCAGGTTCTGAAAAAGCAGATATGACAAGATCTAAGGTTTTAAAATCTATTTTTAGAATTATTATGACACCATTGGCAGATCTTAAGATACCTTTTATTTTTACTAATCACACATATCAAACTCAAGATTTTATATCAAGACAAGTAGCTGGTGGTGGAACTGGACCAGAATATGCAGCATCAATTGTTCTATTCTTAGGAAAGGCACAACTTAAAGAATCAAGTGGTGAAAAGGCGGGTATTATTGTAACTGCTAAACCAAATAAGAATCGTTTTGCAAAACCACACAATATTAAATTCCATTTACACTTTACAGAAGGTATGAATAGATATGTTGGATTAGAACAATACATTGATTGGGAAGATATTGGTATTACAAAAGGCGTTATTGAAAAAGGTGAAAAGATTCCTAAGAAGACTGCAAGAAATTGGATCTGTAAACATTTAGATGAGTCAGTACCTAATAAAGAGTTCTTTTCAGAAAAAGTATTTACAAAAGAAGTACTTGAGAAAATTGAAGCAAGAATAGAACACGTGTTCAATTATAATACTGAAGAAAGAGAAATTGATTTAGAAGAAATACTAGAAACAGATGCAGATTAATGAGGATAAGTTGCCTATAAAATACGTATTAGGTATTGAAAAGGACTTACCAAATTATCCAAGTGCATTTGATATATTATTAGCTGAAATTAAATTATGTGTCAGAATGCCCGACAGACATAAGGGTAACTTTACTTTACATGCTTTAAAAACATATAGGTTTCCAGAAACAGAAGAAAATCATTTATTAAAATCTATTAATGAGTTAATGGAATTGGATTTGGTAGAAGAATTAAATACCTCAGAAGGTAAAGAATCTTGGAAAATCAAAACTAATCCATTCGAATGATAGTAGTAATAGATAATTTCATTAAAGACCAAGATTTGTTAAGAGATATATCAAATGATATAAATTTCTTTTCAGATCCTGGTGTTTATTACTGGTGGGACGGTTGGTGGAACGGTGAAGCTAAGTCACTAAAACACAGATTAATAGAACATATTTGGGCAGATAATTGCCCACTTAGTGAAGCTATAGCAATTAGAGGTTTTGAATATTGGACAGGTATTCAAACTGCAGATCCAAATATGGGATTTGAAAATAATTTAGGAGGTCATTTCGATAAAGATGAAGAACTTTTTGAATTAACAGGAAAAATAGTAACGCCTTCAATGGGAACTGTATATTATCCAGAACAATCAGAGTTTGAAGGTGGTATGTTAGAAATTTACAGTGAAGGTGAAGATAAGGAACCAGAGGTAGTGTATGCTAAACCAAATAGATTAGTAATTTTTGATGCAGGTAAATATGTGCATTCAGTTAGACCAGTAACTAAAGGCACTAGAAAGGCCATCGCTATTAATTTATGGTTAACATTACCATTAGGGAAACAAAATAACAATATGTCCATAGAAGGATAAAGTAATAAACAATATATGCAATTCGGACAAGACTTTGAAAAAATATTCTTTAGATTATCTTTAGTTAAAACTAAGTATCTAAAAAGCATCAAAACAGGATTTTACACATCACAAGAAATTGATATTCTAAGTCAGTTATCTAATAAATTCTTTGAAAGATTTAATGAAACTCCAACTAAGGATCAATTAGTTATGTTAGTTCAAAGAAGTGAAAAAGCAAAAGAAAAAATCACAGAAGATATTTTAAATCTAGTATTTGATGTTGATTTAGATCAATACGACGAAGAGTGGGTAACAACGACCGCTGAATCATGGATTAAATGGAGAACTTTTGACACTTCTCTAATAGATACTATTGAATTTATTAAAACTACACAGGTGACACCTGAGAATGTAGATAGCATAGTTACCAAAGTAAAGGGTCTTATTAATGATAGAAATAATTTATCATTTAATTCTGATTTAGGTCTTGATTTCTTTGAAGTAGATTCACATGATCAAAAAGATACAGAGAAAGTATCTACTGGCTATAACTTTTTAGATAGAATGTTAGGTGGTGGTTATGACAAAGGAGGTAATTTAATTGTATATGCAGGTGAACAAAACATTGGTAAATCAATATACTTAGCAAATGATGCAGCCAATTTTGTTAAAATGGGAACTAACACTGTAGTAGTTACTGCAGAAATGGCAGCACATAAATTTGTAAAACGTATAGGTTCAAATCTATTAACAATAGATATTAATGACTATGCAGATAAAGCTAAAAACAAAGAACACGTTAAGCGTAGATTAGAAACTGTAGGTGATGGATTTACTCCACCTGGTTCACTATTCGTTAAACAATTTCCAACATCACAAGCAACGGTATTAGATATTGAAGCTTATGTTAATCAAATAGAAGAAGAAAAACAAATAAAAGTTGGTGCAGTCGTTATTGACTATATTAACATTCTTGCTAATTACAGAAATCAAAATACAGAAAACACTTACATGAAGATCAAGCAAATTGCTGAAGATCTTAGAGCAATGGGTATTCGTAATAATTGGTTAATTGTAACAGCAACACAAATTACCAGAAATGGATATAATTCATCTGACATTGGTATGACAGACATCGCAGAATCTGCAGGTCTTTCACATACAGCTGATGTTATGTTAGGTATTATTCAAGATGATCTAATGAGAGCTAATTCAGAATATTGGTTAAAAGTTCTAAAAATTAGAGATGGTGAAGGTAAAGGAACTAAATGTAAATTAAACATTAATTGGAATTACATGAGGTTAATCGAAACAGAAGAAACTACTAACTCAAACTTACATAGCATATAATTATGGCAAAAAACGATAAAATTTTTAATAATAATTTTGAATCACCTGACACAGAGTTTGGTAATATTAATTTTGAATTAGATCCTAACGTAAAAGATAATAAAGACGAAGAAGATAAAATTCACTTTGAATTAATAGCCAGAGAAATACACAGATTAATTGAACTTTCTAGATTTAAAGTTTTTAATAAAGTAGATGAGTTGGGTAAATGTACAACTCTTAAAAAGGCAGACATTAATAGTATATACGGATATATCATAGATGAAATGGCAGCTAAAAATAGCCGCATAGATATCTTTAGCGAATTATGTGTATATTTTGATATTAATCCTACAAAATTTTACAGTTCTCTTTCTAATGTATACAAAGAAGATTTAATTCAAGAATTAGATTTACGCACAGGTATATTGAAGCAAAAGAATATAATGAAACTTTTTTAAAATGATTGAACAAAGTATCTTAAAAAAAGGTGCCAATCGTGTATGGGTGCTGGGAGATTTACATTTTGGTGTTAGAGCTAATTCTATAGAATGGTTAGACATACAAAAACAATTCTTCGAAGAAGTATTTATTCCAACACTAAAGAAACACGTACAACCTGGTGATGTTTTAGTGCAAGTTGGTGATACCTTTGATAATAGACAAAGTATTAATATCAGGGTATTAAACTACGCTGTAAACCTTTTTGAAAGACTTGGTGAGATTTTACCAGTTCATATCATATGTGGTAATCATGATATATGGGCCAAGAATTCAAATGAAGTCACTTCTATTGATAGTTTAAAATGGATTCCAAATGTTCAGATTTATAAAGAACCCGAGTTATTGAATTGGTCTGGCAAGAAAATCTTAATGATGCCATGGAGAAGAGATTCAGAACATGAAACAGAAACATTAGCAGAATACCCTACGGCAGATATTGTATATTGTCACTCTGAAGTTAGAGGTATTTACCTTAACGCTAAAGTTAAGAATGAACACGGAACTGATTCTAATATTTATGACAAGTATACAAGAGTTTATAGTGGACATATTCATTTTAGACAAGAGCGTGGTAAATTATTAATGGTTGGAACTCCATATCAATTAACAAGATCAGATGCTAATAATACAAAGGGTTTTGATTTAGTAGATCTAAAAGATATGTCAGAAACATTTTTCCCAAATGAGGTTTCACCCAAATTTATGAAATACAATATTATACAACTATATGATATTCCATTAGGTCAATTTAAAAATCAAATAAGAAATAATTTTGTAGATTTATTTGTACCTTCTAATATAGCTACAACAAATGCGTTAAGCCAATTAATCAACAAAATACAAAATATTAGTAGAAAATTAGAACCAAATATTTATCAAGAAGAAAACTACATTGATAAAGATTTTTATGACATGGAAGATGTAGAAGAAATGTATAAAAATTATAACATACTAAATTTATGTAACATGTATGTTGATGGTTTAAATGATGATGAGGAAACCAAAGGAAAGTTAAAAGAAAAACTAAAAATATTGTACACTCAATGTGCATATAATAACGGTGGAGAAATATGAGAATAAATTTTATAGAATTTAAAAACTTCGCTTCTTATGGTAATCAACTACAAAGAATTGAGTTTGATCCAGAACAATCAAAGTTATTCCTAACACTTGGTAAAAATGGTGATGGTAAAACAACTATCGCAAATGCAATTATATATGCACTTTATGGTAGAGTTGAAGGTGTAAAACTTTCAGATTTGCCAAATAGAATTAATAAAGAACTGCATGTTAAAATAGGTTTAACATGTGGGCCAATTGATGTAGAAATAGAAAGAGGTTTACTACCTAATAAGTTTAGTGTAAAACTAAATGGAGTTGAGTTTGATAAAGCAGGTAAAAAATCTGTACAAGATTATTTAGAAGAAGAAATATTTGGAATACCATATCATGTATTTAAAAACATAATCATATTGTCTGTAAATGATTTTAAATCATTTTTAACAATGTCCAATCAAGATAAAAAACAAATCATTGACAAGATGTTTGGTTTCTCTATTTTAAACGATATGCAAATGTCAATTAAAACTGAAAGACGAAATATAAAAATGGACATTGATTCTTATGAGAGTGAATTAAATCAAATACTTGACTCTATTGCCTCGGTTAAGGGTAAACTTAATACTTTATTAGAAGAATCACAGCAAAAAAACAATTCTAAAATAGACGAATTAAAATCTAATTTAGTAGAACTAAATGAAAGTGTAAAAGAATTAAATGTCAATAAACAACATATTGATACAAAACTCACAGAAAACGCAGAAGAATATGAATCTAAAAGAACTGATGCATCTTCTTTAAAACATGAAATAGAATATCTTAAAAAGAAAGTAAAGTTATATGAAAGTAAAAAATGTCCTACATGTGAAACACAGTTAGATAGTGAATGGCATTTAGAACAAAAAGAACACTTTTGTACTAAAATAGAAGAAGACACATTGAGTATTAAATCACTCAAGGAGGCATTAGATTCTATAAAATCTAATATTTCAAAATTAAGAAGCGAAAAAGGTGATATAGAAAGTAAAACATCAGATATCAAATATAGTATGAAATCTTTTAAATCAGAACTTCTTAAAATAAAAGAAACGCCTGATGATTCTCAATTTGAACATCTTAAAAATTTAATAAAGGATTTTGAGAAAAAAGAAAGTGTTAAATCTACAAGCAAAGATAATTTAAATGCTGATTATAATTTCATGGAAATTGTAGAACAGGTTTTAGGTGAAGATGGTGTAAAGAATTTAGCAGTTAAAACTATTTTACCGGGACTTAATACTAATATTGCAGCAATGGCGCAAACAATGCACTTACAATTCCATATTAGATTTGATGAGAAGTTTAATTGTATTATTAATCATTTAGGTGAAGATATTAATCCAATGACGCTTTCAACAGGTGAGCGTAAGAAGGCAGATTTCATTATCATCATCGCTATTATCAAAATATTAAAATTAAGATTTCCACAATTAAACTTATTATTCTTAGATGAATTGTTATCTTCAGTTGACCATGATGGTGTTTATAACATATTGAAGATATTAAATCAAGTAATCAAAGAAAACAAGATAAATACATTTGTTATCAATCACTCTGTGCTTCCACATGAAATATTCGACAAGAAGCTACAGATCTATAGAGAGAACGGGTTCTCTAAGTTCACCATAGATACTATAGAGTAAGATATATAAATAAAATAAAGAAATAGATGGCAACATATAATCTTAAGTATAACAAAGACGATTCAGTTATTAGACACATCATAATTGGTCTATTAGCTGATCTTAATAGCAAGCTTAGTTTTTGGAGACAAATCTCTAATGAAGAGAGAGCTATAATTGATGTGCCATTTTTTTACGCAGTATCAGGTGATGAAAACTTCGTTAAAGATAATTTCTTATTTTCAAATGTAAACGGAGAAGGCTGTGATCCAGATGGTCAATATGCAAACGGTAATTATGACAAAGTGCCAAGAGGTATAGTAAATCTAACTTCATTTTCTGTTGATCCTGGTAAATTAGTAAATAAAAGAAATTTAGGTAATTATACCATGATGAATAATCAAGGTTTAATGGAAGGTTATGTAGCTGAATTTGAAATTATTCCATGTGTAATTGGCGTAGATATTGAAATATTAGTTTCTAGCCAATTGGATATGTTTAAGGTCACAGAATCTATTATTAAAAACATGTATAAGGCAAACTTTTTCCATGTAGATGCAGGTCACCTTGAAGATGGTATGTATAGAATTTCTTCAGAATACATGATGCCAGACGATTACACACAAGAACGTCCAATTGAATATGGATTTGATGATAAAGAAAATCATAAAATTACATTTAGTTTAGAAATCAACACATTTATACCTTCATTTGATTTTGAAGATGATATCTACACTAAATTTACAAGATCTGTTTATCCTTTAGGTGTTACTGGTAATTACGGTGATCCAAATGGCGTAGCATTAGATCCTGCAATATTATATAGTGATTATGAGGGTGATATGCCACAACCTGTACAATACACAGACACTTCAGGTTCAATATGGATGTGGGATTCAGAAACACAATCATGGATACAAAAAGAATCTCCAAAAGGAGATGATTTCATAGTGGATGACTCAGATATGGGTAAATTAATAACTAAGAATTCACATTTAGTAAGAACTTCTAAAAGAAGAAAGAACTCAAACAGAATGTTTAAAATTGGTAATTCTCAAGAGTTTTCAAATGATGTTATGGAAAAAGATAAACCTCTTTTTGGTGATGGTTTTGACGTCTCGTCGACAGATCTACCATTCAAAGAATAAATTAAAGATATATATTAAAAATTAAATAATACAAATGACAAATTTAAACAACGGAATTATTTCCCCATTTGTTGAAGCAAAACAAGGTTTTGTGTTTCATGCAGCTGGTCAAAATTTCAAAATGACAGGAAGTCATATAGAAAAATTTAGTAATGTTTCTGAGGATTTTAAATCATTAGTTAAAGCAAATGAACTTTTTTCAATAACAAACGAAGGCGTTTCTTTTTACTATGATTATAATAATAAGAAATCTATTTCTAAAATTGAAGAATCTTCAGTAGAGAACTTTAACTCACTTGTAGCATTGAATGAAAAAATTGATTTTTTAAATAGTAGTCTTAAAAATTCAAATAAAGCTAGTAATAATTCAGTTATAGTAGATGAGCTTAAAAATGAATTAGCAGTTTTAGAATCATCTAGAACCGATTTACTTAAGAATTCAATTACTATTGAAGTATCATATAAGGTAGAAGAAAACAAATTTTACACTGGTAATATAGAATTAGCAGTTTCTACTTCACTTCCTTTATCAGAATCTATGTTTGCATCTGCATATATTAGATATGAAGATAAAGCATTGATTGATTTATTCGAATTTGCTTCTAAGAACTATAAACATTATGGACTTTTAGAATTTATTTCTGAATCAAAAGACGGAGACGTTAATGTATTGGCAATGAGAGCAGAAAATAACATGTTCATATACAAATATAACGAATCTACCAAAATAGATAAATTTACTAAATTACTTGCAGACGCAGCCATCGAATATGTTGCTGAACAAACAGGTGCAGATATCACACCAATGGTTGAAGATATTTTAGAATCTTATAAATCTAGAAGAGCAGCTAAAAACGAGAAGATGTTATTAATGCATGAAATGATTGCATTTTTAAAAGATCAAAAGGGTAGATTAGCTGAAGCTAATAGAAATTTACCAGACATCAAGGCAGCTGATCAATTACTAAACTCTGAAATCAAAAGAATTTCTGAAGAACTAGATAATATAGGAAATGAAGATATTCTTACTAAAGATGATGGTTATATTGACGCCTCAACTAAATATGAATCAGACGAAATACCTAAGGGTACCGTTGTAAAAGTAGATGCATTAGAATGGGCTGGACAAGGAAAAACAGACATACTAACAGTATTCGTAAACGACGATCCATTAAGAATAGAGAAAAACAAGCTTCAGTTATCTGCTGAAGATTCTATTTAAAATATTACACTATTTTATTTTAAAGCCCATTTGGAAACAATTGGGCTTTTTTTCGTATAAGTTTAAATACATCTAACAACAATGGCAAGAAAGAAAAATTATTTAAATAACAAAGATCTTTATAACGAACTTGTAAAGTCAAAAGAATTAGACAAATTAACACCAACTGCAGAAAAAATGTTAGTGTTATTAGCAGAAAGAACTATTAACAAATTAAACTATGTTAATTCAGATGATCGCAACGATTGTTTACAGTTTGCTCTATTAGATCTTTTAAAATATTGGAGAAATTTTAATCCAAAATATCCAAACGCATTTGCGTATTTTACAGAAATAGCAAAAAGAGGATATGCAAAAGGATGGAATAAAATTCATCCACAGAAATATAAAGGCACGTTATCGATTGATCGAATCTCTACAGGAGGTGATAGTGAAAACGGCGGAATGTTTAACATATAAATGTCAATAAAAAATCTTAAACCTACTAATAATTCAGGCTTTATACAAGGATATTTTAATCCAAAAAATCCAGAAAAGTATATTGGCCCAATCCCTATTATTTATAGATCATCATGGGAAAGAAAGTTTATGATTATGTGTGACACAAGAGAAGACGTTATTAAATGGTCAAGTGAGCCAGTAGAGATTAAGTATATTTGGTCTTTTGATAAAAGAGAACATAAGTATTATCCAGATTTCTACATGAAAACTAGAAGTATTGATGAGGGTGTGGAAACGTATAAAGAATTTTTGGTTGAAATAAAACCAGAAGCACAGATTACAAAGCCATCTCCTCCTAAAAAGAATAGCCAAAAGGCATTGAAGTCATATAAGTTTTTGGCAGAGCAGTATATAAAAAATAGAGATAAATATAAATATGCACAAGCATGGGCTGACAACAGAGGTTGGAGGTTTATTGTGTTGACTGAAAAATCTCTGAAATAATGGGTAAAATAAAAAAGGACATTAAGGATTTAAGTAAAGAAGCTGGTAGTAAAACTAAAGCACGAAGAGGTGCTGAAGAATGGTTTGAAAAAGCATCCAAATCTGTTAGAGACAATTCTGTTGCCAAATATAGTAAACCATTTAAAACGGGTATGATTCATGTATTTAGATATGATAAACCTAAAAATATTAAAACTCTACCGTGGTGGGATAGAAATCCAGTAGTATTAGCACTGGATCCACATGAAAGCGGAACAGACGTTGGTATTAATTTAAACTTATTACCAGTACAAATGAAAGAAGATCTATTAGATATGATCTATGACAGAATGGAAGGGCAGATTAAATCAAAATCTGGAAGGGCATCAAAAGACAATGCAATGACACAAGGTCAAATAAACCTAATTTATAAAGATGCTGTAAAATTTTTAAAACAATTTGGTTTTGATTTTGCAGTTAGACAATATATTCCACAACTAAAAAAGAATCAAAAGGTAGTTTCTTATGAAAGTTGGGCAAAAATAGCGCTATGTGACTTTGATGACTTAGATGGTATTGGAATTAACGAAGTAAAGCGTGCGTTTAGGGAACACCTTAAAACACGCGGAAAAAGAAAAGATATATAAACAGAACATAATAATATAGTAATATGGCAGGATTTAACGATAGAAACGGACCATTGAGTAATGGATCAAAGCCTTTTAGCATATCAAATGCATTAAAGTCTTTATCCTCGTTCGGTATGCGATATGATGATTTAGTCTTAAGACAATCACAAGCAATTGGACCAATGGAAGCAGAAATTGGTTATGGTCAAATGAATCCATTTGGTGTTGACAACGACGACATCTATGGTGCATTTGCAGCAATGTCTATGACAGACACTAACCTAAGATCTAATATTCCGTTCTTTGATCAATCATATGAAGGTAAAAGAGAAGAACTTAGAAAGTTTTCATTAAACGATGAAGTAGAAGATATTTTAGATATTCTTTGTGATGAAACAATAGTGTATGATGAAAAAAACTTTTTCTGTTACCCTGAAATTTTAGGTATTGATATATCAGATGATGTTGATAAAGATCTTAACAAATATTTCAGACAAATTTATCACTATTTTGGTTTTAATTCTGATCAATCTGCATGGTACTTCTTTAGAAAATTTCTTATTGATGGATATCTTGCTTTTGAAATAATTTATTCCCCTGACCAAAAAGAAATTATAGGTTTTAAAGAATTAGATCCTATTACTCTTATTCCAGGTTACAATCACGATGATGGTAAAAAAGTTTGGGTACAATATAAAGATGATCCAGTAAAAGAAAGAAAATTATATGATTCACAAGTTATATACATTTCTTATTCATCTATAACTACTGCATCTAGAGTTTCATATATAGAGAGATTAACAAGAGCATTCAACTTGTTAAGAATTATGGAACATACCAGAGTAATCTGGGCAGTGACTAATGCTTCATTTAGAATGAAGTTTGTAATTCCTGTAGGTGGTAAATCTAAAACTAGAGCTAAACAATCTTTGGCACAGTTAATGAATTCTTATAAAGAATCTGTAGATTTCGATTGGG